ACTCGACCGGGGGTAGCATCACTACAGATACTACCACGGCAATCGCTGACGGCCCGGTGGCTGGTGCCATCCTGATCCTGGTGAATGAGGACGCCCAGGACATCGTGATCGATGATGGAGCGAACACGCTTCTGTCTGGTAACATCACACTGACCGGTGGCGCTATGGATACACTGACCCTAATCTGGAATGGTGCTGACTGGGTTGGCGTTGCGTTCGTTGACAACTAGGAGGCTTATCTATGAAGTGCCCAGTTTGCGGTGAGCAAACCAAGGGCATAGACCACAACGGGCGTGGACTCCGGTGTACGGCATGCTGGGAATTGCTGCCGGAACCGGAGCCTGCGCCGGAGGTCGTGGTTGTGCCTGAGAAACCGAAAGCACCGCCCGCCAAGAAGATTGTCAGGCGGACGCAGGCCAAGCGCGGAGGTACATCATGAGGCCGCAACTCGTTACCCTGATGCCAGCCACGGTCATCACTGGCAATGCTGCCACGGCTGTCGCCCAGCGGGCTGGCCTGGATGAATACACCAAGGCAACGCTACTGATGACAGTGGCAGCCAAGACCTTCGACGCCAGTACCACGATGGATGTCTACGTGCAATACAGCCCGGACGGAGGCACCACCTGGGACGACATCGGACACTTCGCCCAGATCACCAACGCCGCCATCGGCAACGGCACATATGTGATGTATCTGTCGCACGGCACCGGGGCCAGCATAGGGGATCGGGTGACTGACGACGCCGATGGCACCCTGACGGCTGGCAGTGTTCGCAGCCGCTCCTGGTGTGACCGGATGCGGATCAAGTACAACGGCGCCAATCTGTCCGGCACGGACACAATCACGCTGACGGTGCAGGCGTTCTTCCAGTAGAGGGAATTTGATGGCGTTCACATACGTGGGTGATCTGAGTACGGACTTGGACAAGGTCCGGTTCTGCATTCAGGACATCACCGAGGATAGCGGCCCACTTCCAGCCGACGCCAACTTCAGCGACGCGGCCATAGCGGGCCTGATTACCCTGGAAGGCACCTGGCAGCGAGCCACGGCGGCGGCATTCGAGACACTGGCGGCAGCCTGGACCCGGCACGTGACGTTCACCGCCGACGGGCTGAGCCTGAGTCGGAGTGACATCGCGGACGGCTACACTGAGAAGGCGGCGCTGTGGCGCAAGCGGTGGGGCAGCGCCTCTGGGCAGATTGGCACGCTGGATAGAGAAGATAAGTATACCGGCACCACAACGGAGTACACATGAGCGTATTGATGAAACCCGATCCCGACCTTCCCTGGTTGCGGGTGCTCGTATCTGACAAGGAGATTGAGGACCGCATTGCGCGGCACGAGCAGCAATTCGGCATGAGCTCTGAGAAATTCCTGAAGATGTGGCGTGACGGCACTGCTCCTGACCTCTTCGAGACAAGGGATTGGAACATTCTGCTCAAGCATAGGAGGCCCAGTGAGCACGTTATCGACTGTTGAACTGACCCAGATGCGGGCTGACCAGGCGGGCTACTTCAACGACACCTGCGTGATCCAGACGCACTCATCGACGCAGAACGCCGTCAATGAACCAGTGTCATCCTGGGCTGACGGCAGCGCTATCTCCTGCGGCTTCGAGATGACCGGCGGGGAGGAACGCCAGCAGGCAGACGGCACGCTGCTGGTGGTGGATGGCGTCGTGCGGGTTCCCATCGGCACCACGGTGACGGAATTGGACAGGGTTAAGATCACCAAGCAACACGGCTCCACCCTGGGCACGGCATTGGTATTCAGCGTCGTGGGCAAGCCGCAGCGGGGGCCGTCGGCGCTGGTGATTGACTTGCAGCGGGTGACGCGGTGATTGATGTCACGGTGACAGGTGTGGACAAGCTGCAGGCCAACCTGGGGCGGCTCGCCAAGGTGGGGGATGGCGGCTCGATGGGCCGGGCGTTGCGGGCCGGGGCGCTGGTAGTGGAGGGGCACGCCAAGTATTACGTGCCGGTGGACACCGGCAACCTGCGATCCACCATTGGTACTGAGGGCGACAACAACCGGGCCATTGTAGCGGCTGGCGCTGAGTACGCTGCCTACGTCGAATTCGGAACGTCGAGGATGTCGGCACAACCGTACATGCGGCCAGCGGTGTACAGTCACATTGGGGACATTGAGAAGGCGGCAGGCCATCAGTTGGGACACGAAATCAAGGTGGCAATCAGATGATCGTAGAGCAGGCATTGGTGGCGGTGCTGGGGGCGGCCACAGGGCTGACAGACCTGGTGACTACCGCCCGCATCTATCCGATAAAACTGCCGGCCAACACCACGCTGCCAGCCGTCACCTACCAGCGCATCAGCGGGCCGCGAGAGGATATGATGGGCGGGCCGACGGGATTGGCCCGCCCGGTGTTCCAGGTCACAGCCTGGGCAGACGATTACTTGGAAGCCAAGAATGTGGCGACGCAGATTCGGAAGGCGCTGGACGGCTACGAGGGCCAGGCGGGTGGCGGATCGGGCGTCTGGTCGTGGATTGCGATGTTGAACGACGTGGACATGGTGGACAACACGACCGACCCGCCGACGTATTACGTGCCAGCCGACTTTGTGATCTGGCATCAGGAATCGTGAAAGGATGGTAGCAGGAAGCAATGAAGAACAAGCCAGTATTACTCATAAGCAGCAAGTTGGTGCCAGGGCCGAAGTTTGATGAACGCATCGCGGCCGCCTTCGACTTGGAGAAGGGCAAGCCATACTCAACGGATATTGCCGCTGCTTGGCTCATTGTCGAGGCACTGGGGGCACAGTATGGAATTTGGCACCTTCACCATGTCCCGCCTGACAGCTGGTATTCAGATGGCTATGTGAATGATCACTGGGAATGCGAGTTTGAAGATGGGCCGGAAATGAACGGAGAGACTGCCGCCCACGCCATCTGTGTGGCTGCCCTACACAATCAATATCAGGTGACGAAGGCATGATGACCGGCTTTACCGACGCGGAGATCCAGGAACTGGCGGCAACCGTTCACAAGCGGGTCAACGTCGGCTGTGGCCGGTACGCGATGGGCTACTGGACAAACCTGGACAGCGACCCAATGGTGGCGGCCACTATTCATGCCGAGGTGCCGCCGATGCCATTCGACGACGGCGCGCTGGACCATATCTGGGCCTGCCATTTCCTGGAACATCTGGATTACGACACGGGGCAGGAATTCTTGACGGAGTGTTACCGGTGCTTGGAGCCAGGGGGGCGATTAGGCATCGTCGTGCCGGACACACGAGAGATTGTGAGGCGGTGGTACAACCAGACGGGCGACGCGGTGCAATACCCGGAATATACCTGGTGGGACATTAACGACCTGGACAACATTTGCCACCTGTTCTTGTACTCTACCATCCAGGACAGCCCGCACAGGTGGTCGTATGACCAGGACACATTGGCCAGGGCGATGGCACAGGCCGGCTTCGTGCAATTCAAGCTGATCGACAAGTACCGGGACCCGCGGTTGGCGAACGGGGCTTGGTATCAAGTGGGGTTAGATGGCTGGAAGGAATACCGGCCGGAAAGGGGGGACGAATGACCAGACAATGGACAACCTGTATAGTGTGCAATCGGGTGCTGTGGGTTGAGGATGGGCCGGTGTGTCAAGACTGCCGAAAGATAGAAGTACCACCGGCCCGATATGTGGCCGTGGAAGAGGACAACGCAGAGAAAGTCCCGAAGAAGGACGCACAGGCCCGGAAAGGAAAATTGGGGTGAAAATTTTACTCGTGCATCCAGGAGCTACGTGGGCGACCGCAGACGTGTGGCGTGGCTACCGCAAGGCGCTGCAACGAGCCGGGCATGAAGTCATCGACTACGCACTGGCTGGGCGCATCGTTGCCGCTGGTGGCTGGCTCAACTACTCGTGGAAGAAGTCGGGATTGCCAAAGGAGCGGAAGCCAACGCGCAACGACATTCTCTACGCCGCCGGGGTGTTCGTACTCGAGAAGGCGTTGCACCATCGGGTAGACTGGATACTGGTCATAAGCGCTATGTACCTGCACCCGGAGGCGATTGTACTGTTGCGCCGGGCCGGGCTGCGGGTGGCGATGATAATGACCGAGTCGCCCTACGACGACGAAGGCCAGAAGCGTGTCGCCGCACTGGCGAACTGCATTTTCACCAACGAGCGCACCAGCGTCGACGCATTCAGGGAGGTGTGCCACAGCTCGCACTACCTGGCTCATGCCTACGACCCAGAGGTTCACCAGCCACACGCGGTCAATGGAGACACGCCAGCGCATGACGTGGTATTCGTCGGCACCGGCTTCCAGGAGCGATGCGAGATGTTGCGAGCGGTGGACTGGGACGGCATCGACCTGGGGCTGTACGGTTCGTGGATGCTTCTGGGGGGGCGTAACCAGCTCAGGCAACATCTGTATGGTGGCGTTATCGACAACCGGCAGGCAGCCGATATGTATCAGGCAGCAGGCATTGGCTTGAACATCCACCGCACCTCCACGAGATGGGGCCGTGATGCGCCACGCGTCAATGGAGCTGAAAGCGTCAACCCACGGGTGATTGAACTGGCGGCTGGCGGGGTGTTCTGCCTGTCCGACTGGCGGGCAGAGATGTCAGACCTATTCGGTTACTATGTGCCCAGGTTCAGCACTGGTGAGGAGATGGGCGAATTGGTGCATCACTACCTGGGAGCGCCGGAGGAGCGGCGGGAGATTGCAGAGCGAATGCGCCAGGACGTGCAGGGCCAGACATTTGACGTTCGGGCAACACAGGTCGTCGAGGCGTTGGAAGCCACGTAGGGGGGAGCATGTCAAAAGCCACCCAGATACTGATTGAGCAACTGGTCCGACACGCCAAGGGCATGTTGACTGCCATCGAGAGATGGCTGAAAGCGCAGGGTGAGGATGGCAATTAGGGATGAGCTGTATGAATGGGTGAATGTGACA